ACTTATGCACCAGATTGCGCAACACTTCCCTTCGGTTGACATTAGGCAGCTTCTTCTTAAGTGCTTTACGTGCCTCTACCGTAGTCTCATCACTTAGTGACGTAATTCTTTCAATGATATTGCCAGTATATTCTGACAACATCTCGTATTCCTTTTCTGTTAACTCTTCGATCAATAGGTATTGTGATCGCATAAGTCGGCGGGGCAGATTGAATTCATCTAATACACCTGCTGCAATGAATGCATCCACCACAGAACGCTTCATCTTGTGCTGTGCTGCTAGCGTAATAAACTCGGGGAATGTCTTGGCGCCACGACATCCCTGAACGGACTTCATAGCTGCGGCACCCACTCCTCTAATATGAGAGAAGCCGAACGAGATCATCTTCTCATCGATAATAGAGAAATCATCAGCACTACTATTCAATCTAGGAGGCACAACGTCCACACCCAACAACTTACCATCATTTACGAATGATGCAATGATTTCTTGTGGTGTCTTTTGGCCAGCTTTATCCTTTGAATAGATCAAGTTGGCACATAGGAACTCAACATAATAGTTGGCTTTAACCCATGCGGTCCAATAAGCCATCACTGCGTAACCCACCGCATGAGACTTGTTGAAACCGTAACCAGCCTGCTTCTCAATCCATGACCAAATCTGTTCTGCGATTTCCTTTGGAACATTCTTACTAGCACCAGTCATGAATTGTTCCTGCTTTTCGCGCAACTCCTCTGGCTTCTTCTTGCCGATAGTTTTACGAACCGCATCAGCTTCCTTAAGATTCATTCCGGCTACCTTCTGACAAATCTCCATTACCTGTTCTTGATAAAGTAGAATGCCCTTAGTTGGCTTAAGGATTGGCTCAAGGATTGGATGGATATAAGTAGGATTCAGCTCTCCATTCTTAATCTTGGCGTATGTTTCCGACATACCAGTATCCAAGCAGCCTGGACGGATGATGGAAACTAGCTCACTGATCTCTTCAATACTTTGTGGCTTGCACTTCTTAGACCACGCCCTACCAAGTGGTGACTCTAGCTGGAAGATGCCCTGATTATAGCCCTCAGCTAATAACGCAAACACCTTCTTATCTTCTAGGGGTAGATTGAGTAGGTCAAACTTCTTACCATGACGCTTCTCAATAAGTTCTAGGGCAGTACGAAGGACATCTAGAGTAGTGATTCCTAGTATATCTACCTTAAGTAGTCCGAATGCGTCTACCGCATCCATATCCCAACCACAAATCAACTCTTCCTTATTCGCACCTTTAACTAGAGGGATACCAGCTTTGTCAAAATCCCTATCAGCAATAACCACAGCAGCAGGATGAACACCCGAAGTTTTATAGCATCCTTCAAGTCTTCTCGCAATATCGAACAATTCTTGATATGATGTTGTTCTGATGACTCTGCCATTTCGTTCAATCTTGATTGGTTTCGTGTCATTGGCAATCTCTTTTAACTTAGGGACGGCTGCAATAGCTTCATCTAGAGAGATGTTTGCATGGTCGTCATTCTTTGCTGGGATCAAGCCGCTGATGAGCGACTTTGTATTTTCGTCAATACCCGCAACCTTAAGGACATCTTTCAAAACCTGCTTTGCACCTAAAGAAGATAGAGTTACTAATTGGGCAACTCTTTGTTCGCCGAATCGTTGGCGAATGTAGGCAATAACCTCATCGCGGCGACTCATTTCTACGTCTGTGTCAATATCTGGCATAGATCCTTTACGTCCAGCGTTATAGAATCGCTCCCAAATCAAACCATACTTAATTGGGTCGATATGGGTGATGCCTAAGAGATAACTGACCAATGAACCACCAGCCGATCCTCTTGAAGGACCAAGGGTAATGGTGTTGATTCTGCAATAGTCCGTAATGTCTGATACGATCAAGAAGTAGTCAGCCAAACCAGCAACCTCAATGTCTGCCAATTCATACTGGACTCTCTTGGCATAAACGCTTTGTGGATCTTTAACCTGACGACGGCGCCAACCCTCTCTCAACTTATCCTTCAAGATTTCAATTGATGGGCGAATATCTGTCGTTGGATACTTTGGCAATCGCATCTGATTTAGTGATAGCTCAGAATAACATCTAGCTGCAATAACTCTAGTGCGATCTACTTCTTCTGGTCTGATGTCTGTTCCGTTAAGAACAAGTTCGCGATTCTTGAGATAGAATTCTTCAGTAGAGAATCCGTGCGATCCTTCTTCCACCGCGGACTTCCCGAACGCCATTGCCTTAAGGAAACTGTGAGCCTTAGAGTCTTCCTTTCGCACATAATGAGCATCCTGAGTTGCAACTACATCAACATTGAGTTCTTTTGCTAGTTCGCGCAATCTCTGGTTGATTAACTTCTGTTCTGGAATTCCACCATCCTGGACCTCAAAGAACAGATTTTTATTGCCGAGGATTTTGATTAGCTGTCTAGCAAATCGATATGCCTCTGGAATATTTGCAGCCTCTTTTAGTTGAGACTCTTCGCCAGCTTGTGGCCATGACATCTTGTCGAACAACCAATAAGAGATTGGGCCGTGCATACATGCCGTGAGCACAATCAATCCTTCTCTATTTTGCTCTAGGTCATTAAAGTCAATCCTAGGCTTATAATGCCACCTCTGATTTGCGATTGTAACCAGCTTGATGATATTCATCAAACCTACTTCGCTTTCAGGCAACACAACTAAGTGATGCGCGTGGCGACTCTTCTTTTCGTGTTCATCTGTAAGATAGAACTCGCATCCAAGAATTGGCTTAATGCCATTCTTCTTGCACTCCTTATAGAATTCAACCCAACCAAAGATGTTGCCATGATTGGTGAGTGCAATGCAGTCTAATCCCAACTCTTTAGCTCTAGCAATCATATCTTTGACGGACGCCTGCCCATCTAGAAATGAATGACTTGAGTGATTGTGGAGATGAACTATCTCGTTAGTCTGATTTAAGCTTTTGCTCGCCTTGTCCTGATCCATAACCTTTGTGTCGCTTGTCACTACCTTGTCCTTTGTTTTGCTTATCAATCTTCGATATAACTCTTTCAGTGTGACGATCCGCTAGTTTCTTAGCCAGCTCGTCTTCTTTTTGCTTGGCAAGCCCTTTATTTTGAGCCCACCACCTCTCCATACTCATGTAATTCTTTGAGCCACCTAGTGCGGCGGGTGCTGTCTTTATGCACCTATAAAGATTAATTGTCTCGCAATTCTCACACTTTTTATCCTTCAATCTACCATCTTCTTCAACTAGATTATCATAGTCACTAGCTGGAAATGATTCAACTTGCTCATGTTGGCAAGTAGTGCATAAGAAATCGTATAACATTAGTCTTCTATATACTCTCTGTAAAGCACTCCATATTTTCTAGCAAAAACATCACCATGATCTTTTCCATCTACAAGTTGATACCATGTCAGCGCATGAGCCCACTCGTGTAATAGTGTATCTGTCTGAACACTCCATGGATTTGTTTTGCAAAGCGTGATAACAAAGTATCGCTTAGCTTTTGGCTTATTCTGATTAACTAGAGAGCATGTTCCAAATAGTGGTGTATCTGAACTTAGACTTTCTTTGTTTACTCTTCGCACTTTAATAGGATGTTCTGGAGGAAAATCCTTCTTAAGCATATTTAAGAGTAAACGAAACTGCTGGCTGACTGTCATATGAGCAGGTTGACCTTGTAGATATTTTCTGCGATCGTCTATCTTCTCAGTCATTTTCTTTTACCCTATCAATCTTGTTTGGGTTAGATCCATCTATACCTTGCTTAAGTTCTTCCCACTTTTCATCACATAGTGGGCGATTACATAGATGTTTACAATAGTGATCGTTTGCTCTTCGTTTTATTGTTCTAGCTTTCTTTACTCTGTTATAGAGTTCGACTACTTCAACTCTAGTCTTTTCGTCATCTGCACCTGTAAAGGCATATTCCATTGGAATGCCTCTAAAGTAATCGAACTGCACCCAAATATACTTGTACTGAGGAAAAAGTTTCTTTGCTGCATATGAATACATTCTTGGTTGAAGGTCACCAATGAAGTCTTCATGATTTGGAATTGAATATCCTGTCTTATAGTCAACAATGATTAATGTTTCTGAATCATATTCAACTACTAGGTCGATAAAACCATTCATCTTGATGTCCTGGCCATCAACATCGTGACCCCAGGAGATATCGGCTTTTTGCTCTACGCCAATAATTTTACCGTTAGGATTTTCTACGCTTTTGATACCCGATTTAAAGTAAGAGTCGTAGCGTTTTACTGCGGTGTGAATCATACTTAAACCGTCTTCATACAGCTTTTTGGGACAGCCATCGAAGTGCTCTACATGTTGATTCACTAATTGGCATTTACCATTTTTAGGATTGAAAAACGGACAGGTTTGGCACACTTTATCTATAAAGAATGCGGCCCTAGCTTTAGAGGGCGCCTTTTGCATATCGTCCGTAAATGGATTCTCTATAGAGAGTTGCTTAAGATACTCCTCTTTGAGATCTAGCTGTCCTCTGCTATTAGCGTAAGCTTCTAACGTATTATGAATAGCTGTTCCAAACTCGCTAGAAAATGAATACGTAAATAACTCGTCAGCCCAACCCCACTCGTATTGAAGAAAATACTTAAAGTCGCACTTTAATGCGGTCTTTAGTCTTGTCGGGCTAACTGTAGTTATTCTCATGCAATGAAATTGTGCTTCTTAAGAACAAGCATTAGCTTTTCCTTAAGCTCACTAAAATCTCCATTGTTGTCTACCACTTCATTAAAGTGTTCATAATTGTCTAGAGCGAGTTCAGAAATATGAAGATCACTACGTTGACCAGTATCTCTTTCAATCTTGATCAACAAACCATTCTCTCTGGCAAATTCCGCTTCATTTGGGAAACGACAATCTGCTACTATGACAATATCATTTGCTGGATATTTCTTGTGGAAGATGGACTTCACCCAAATATCTGGATCCATTTGATTGCGGAACAGATCTGTTCCTACAAACTGTAGCACTTCCCGAACGGTCATGTACTTTGGAGCGCCAGCCTGTGGGTGATGTGGTGCATAACCAATCACTTCATAATCTTGACCCATTTGACGTAGCTGTTTGGCTGGCCACACAATATCTGTCAATTTCTTCTTGCCCTCCTCAGTCTCCATATCATTTCGATCGATACCAAACATATGGACACATGCTTCTTTAAGTGCATCCGCAAAGTGGACAATATGTACATTTAATGTGGGCTCTGCCCATTCTTCTAGAAATGTCTTATCTGGTAGACGACTGCCTATGATCCTGGCAATCTTTTTAGCACTGGTATCTTTACCAACCTGTTTTCTACCCGCGAGCGTTATGAACCGTGGCATAAGTAGTTTCTCCTCTAGCTGCTTGCATTCTCTTGACTAATGTAATGGACGCATCTTTTAGACTATCAAAGATACGTGTTGGACCTAGGATGCCCCAAAGCCAATGTGATACTTTATCAACACCCTCTGGCATTACTAGAACTACAGGAATTCTGTTGTCTAATGCAAATACAAGTTCGTGCGTGCAACCAAACGTCTTTGATTGGGCGGGAAGATAGCAAATCATACCTTCACATTGACGAAGCATAGCAAGATCGCGCTCAACAATATTGGCGCAAAACGCAGCCATACCAGCCCAATCCTTCTTTGCCTTCATCTTATCCACTGTTGGTGTTTCATTACAATTTGGTGGGCAAGGATCGACGCTCTCAACGCGGGGGTCAGACTCCTGCATTAATTTCAAACACCTCTCTTTCCAACTTCCTTCTGCTCTAGAATGCTCATACGGACTAGATAAATAAACTCTCATAGGTATTCCTTAAGAATAAGTCTTAGTTGTCCCGGATCAGTTTCTCCAGGATCTTTGTTATTAGGTAACACAATTGCTCTGTAATCAAAGTAGTCTTTGCACATTTTCTCCACACCGTTAGTTGCTTTTTGTCCTGCTTCATCAGAGTCCAATAAACAAATCACACGCTGACATCCTACCTTGTGTAACAATAATTTGTGCTGCTTGGAGAATCCTGTCCCTAAAATTGCGACAGCATTTTTGACTCCAGCTTCCCATAACCTCATAACATCGAGAGGCCCTTCTGTAAGGACAATCGTTTTTGATTCTCCCATATTCTGTTTAGCTCTATGCAAGTTAAACAACACAGAGGATGCATGGAATCTTTCCTCCTCAGCACGCTCAGACGATTTCTTTCGCATATCTGCGAAGTTAATGGCATGACACCACTTTGGTCTCCAAGTCTCGATAAGATCGTCATTTAAAATACGACATGTAAATGCGATTAAATATCCATCTAGAGGATCATAGATTGGGACTACCATTCTATTTTCGCCATAAGTTCCTATTTTATGCCAAGAACCGCCGGCATTAAACTCTTTAACAACTTCCTTTGAAAATCCTCTCTTTACAAAGTAATCATTAGGAGTGAGATGTTTCATCATCTCTTCTTCGGCTCTCTTATGTCTTACTAGTTCAGATTTCTTCTGAATAAAGCTCTGAATCTTCTGCGCTTCGGCAGAGTCGATATCTTTGATGGAGTCAATATCCTGATTTAGAACATTTAGAATCCACTCGATAGCCACCTTAAACGAGCAGTTATGATACGCTCTTACAAGTGCAAAAATATCTGCACCATGAATGGTGTGACATCTATGACTAAAGCACTGCCACATTTGGCGTGTAAAGTCCCAGCTAAAAGCTTTATTGTTGTCGTTGGGAGAGCCAGATGCCTTATGAGGAATTGGACAACATCCAACAACTCTATCACCAAAGTCGTTTCCCTTGAAGTTCATATGCTTAAGGATAAGCCGTATGTTTTTATGCGCTTGCTTCCTTACGCCTTCGAGCTTGGTTTTTGTTAACCGATCATCAGGTATTGTCATCGTCTTGGTCATTCTTAGTAGTCGCCTTCTTGGCATATCCTTGTGGTGGCGCTGCCTGTTTAGCCTTTGGATTGGCAACTCCCAGCTCTTTAAACTTACCAATTCCAAGGTCTGCTTGGATGTTAATGAATGTGCTTACACCCTTACCATATCTAGATGCTAGGACATACAACTCGTGTGTTCCTTGTGGACTAATCACTAAATCGTCAGCATCCTTAGCTCTCCATAGAGAGATTGAGTCAACTAGCTCTACAATCTTTTTTGCGCCAGCAATCATATTAAGATCAATATCTAACTGACGATTGGTCTGACCGAATGCCAGGATTGGGAGGTTGTATTCTTCTGCGAAGTCATGGAGCGCCATACAGGCATCACCAATAACATCGTGTGCGCCTACACCCATATTCTTTACGTCATCTATACGGGCTAGCTTGATATAGTCCCAAACGATTAGACATCTAGGTGTTCTAATATTCTTGTCGATTCCTACATGTTGCATAACCCAACGACGCAAGAATGGGATCATTTCTCGCGCGGTCATACCAGTCATCTTTTTGTAGTAAAGCTCGCGAGATTGGAAGACTTTCCAAGTTTCATCGTCTTCCAAAAGATTACGCGCCAGTTTGCATTGGGTTGCAAATGTTTTGTCGTAACCATCTGCGATAATCTTATTGTAGTCGCATGACCAATATCCTGTTTCAAGGATTTCGTAATTGATCTCATTAAACATTCCACAGGCACGAACAGCTTGTGCAATTTCGTTTAGTTCGCTATCGCAATAAAGAACAGGCATATACTTAGATAGTTCCACCGCCGCTCTAATACCCACCTGGGACTTGCCAGCCTTAGCTGTTGCTGCAAGGAATGTCACGCTACCATTGCGCATTCCACCTATGCTACGTTGCCATATTGGAAATCCGACATCTACACCCAGCTCACCTGGATGGGCAGCTAGATCCATAATGATAGACTTTGTTTTCGTAGCAAGGTTGATAATCTCGTCGCTAACTACTCCTTGAATCTTGTTACCCAAACTAATCAGACTTGTGTCTAATTTGTTGATAAGATCGGCTGTAGGATCAGCGGTTTCATCTAGATATTTGATGTTCTGCTTAAACATCTCTCGATAGCTGCGTTTCACCGTCTCCCGCTTAACCTGCGCGAAGGAACGCATCACGTCATCCTTGGCTGTTGCGTGAGCAAGACATGCCTCGATTAGCTCGCCCTCGCCACATGTATCGTAAAAGTCTTTAAGACCTAGTGCGGCAGCCTCCGCTAATAATCCAGGCTGAGTAACAACTAGATTAGTAGTTGAGTTCATCAATAGGCGTTGGAGCACTATGAAGAAATCCCTATGTGACTTAGTTGTGAAGTCGTCTATCGACAAATGCTGTTGTACATCGAAATAAGCATCCGGGTGCTGGCATAATCCTGCCAACAATCCGAACTCTGCTGCAACGTTAACCATTATTCTTCCTTCTTATCTAATGCTTCTTGTAACTTGTTTATTATCAATTCTCTTGTCATCTCTTCATCAAATCTTACTCTCACAAGGGATATACCTAATTCTTGACATCTAAGTGTCTTTGTGAGATCTCTCTTCTTGGCAGCACGAAAGGCTTCCTGCGATCCATGAAAATGCTTGCTATAAGCAAAGTGCTGCTCACCATCATACTCAAACGCAACAGAAAGTTGTGGTAGATATATATCTAAGAATAGACCGCCAGTCTGTGCTATATTGTGCTCCAGAATGATTTTTTGGTTAGGAAAAACCAACTGAACTATAGATAGTAGTTGATCGCAACCTTTACTCATCTAGTTTGACTGCATCCGCCACGTTTGTTTGTTGAACCGCTTTGGCGATAAAGATGTCTGAATATAGTGCCTTAACTTGATCCAAGATCTTGTTATAGAAGGCTGGATCGGCTCTCATCATGTCTTTTACCGTCTTTGGTGGTCTCTTCTTAACATCACCCTTCTCATCTTCTAGAAGGATAAAGGTACCATCCTTATGAAGGACATCTAGATCACAAGCTAGATCGACTAATTCATCCACTTTATCGATACCCTTACCATAGATAAGAGGAAAATCTCCTTCAACAAAAGGAACTGTTACCGAATTCTTTGCCACCTTGAATCGGGCGCGATGACCAATAATGTTGTCATTTGCGTCAAGGATGCGACCATCTTTGTTAATCGGCATTAGCTGAATACGCTGGCTGGCATAGAATAGGAGTGCTTTTCCGCCGCTAGTTGTATCTGGATTACCATATCCACCGATCTTGCTACGAATCTGGTTTAGGAAGATGATAGTGCTACCAGAGACGCCACAGGCGCGTGCAAGACGACGACAGGCATCACTCATCAAGCGCGGCAAGCCACCAACTGACGAGTCACCGATGTCATTATCAGAGATTGTTTCTGGAATGAGAGCGTCTACTGAATCGACAACTACTAATGAGCCCGGAAACTGACGTACCCATAGCTCTACGATCTTAAGTGCCTGCGTTCCATTAGGTGCCTGAATCACTTCTAACTTATCCTTAAGTGCAGGAAAGGTTGCAAGTAGTGTTGATTGCAATCTCATCTCTTGATCGATGTATAGAAGCTTCTTGCCAGGATTGTTTAAGACGGCTTCGTTAAGCACTGATAACGCTAATGTTGTCTTACCACTTCCTGATTCGCCAAATAATTCTACAAGTGCTCCGCAATAAAATGGAGCGTGTAACATGATGTCAAGTCGTAGACTGCCAGTAAAGTTAGGAATCGCTGGAGGTAGATCGTCAGCACTCATAAATTTGGTGTCTTCGAATTGTTTCTTTAGTGTCTTCTTGAAGATTTCTACTTCTTTATCAACTTCTTTCTGTGTCATTCTCAATCTCTCCTAAGATGTCTTGCAGACTCCGCTTTGCGGGCGCTGCCTCTTTTACGCGATAACCAGTAGATTGCTCTACATATGCAGAAGATTCACCAATCATTGACTTGTAAAGTGAATCGTAATGCTGCCTAAATGATTCAAGATTTTCCCACTTGAAGTATTTCGTAATCTTATAACGAACCAATCCAAACTCTTTGTAATCAAGTGTTACAACTCTATACTTCCTTACATACCATGCGATCTGCATTGGATCGAGTGCCATGATCTGAGATAGTTTTTTAACTATCTTGACAACCCCTCCCCACTCGTTAGCTAAAGCTGAGTCTTTACGCCATGCCCCGCTCGGAATCATTCCGTAGCGATTTATCATTATCGCCTCAACGATAAGATTATAGACGTCGTGCCGCACACCTTCCGTTGAAGGGCTAAGATATTTAGTCGTCTGTTTTTGTCCCATACTCTCTTGTAGATTGTGTCAACAAGATGTCAGCGTTCTGTCTTACTAGCTAAACTTTAAGAAGTTCTGTCTGTTCGAGAAGAAGAACTTGCCAATAATTTCCTCTCCTGTTCCTGGCGTTGTTGGGTTTGTGTTTAAAACCGCTGCCGAGAAGAAGAATCCTTTATCACCTACGATTACGAATTCAGGATGAGGCATCGGTCTAATACCAGTCACAAGCTCTGCTGCCGTGTTCACTTCGCCGTTGCTATTGAGTTCACGGACCGATACTATTGCGCCCGATGTTCCTGGATTTAGGATCGAGATGACCTGCACGGGGCTAACTGAGTTACCACCCGGATTTAGGAACAGCCCATCGATATTAAGGGCGCTTCCGTCACGACCAAGTGTTCTACGTGTGGCTTCTCCTGCTCTTGATACTAGTGTCGTTGACTCTCCTACGTTAACTGCTCCGTTTAGGAGTGGAACATCAACTAGACGACGAAGAGGATTGGTTCCTTCGATAGCTACGTCATAAACGTCGCTGCTTGATCCAATGCCGCTAACGAAGACGATCGTGCCGTTAGCAAACGGGCGACCGCCAGTGAAGTATCGCTTGATCTCGCGACGACCACCTGGAAGTTTAAACTCGTTAACGTGGTAAAGGGCCTCATCGCCGATGTTTAAGAAGCCATCAACACAGATGGCACCACCTAAGGAATCGAAATCTGGATCGTTTGACCCCGGACGAATTGGAGGCGCATTGTAATCTTGTTCAGTTAATCCGCGATATCTTTCTTGAGTGCCAGCGTTTGGTGTGTTCGTAAATGTTAGAGCGTTGTTAACATCCGTAATAGTCACTTTGCGGATTACTTCGCTCTTACTAGTGCTACCGACAAGAATCTGTGGTGGCGGAGTAGGACGCGATGGCGTTCTGATGCTGGGTGTTAATGTAAGTAGATCAGTATCTATAGGATTAATGATACCATTTAGAATAGAACGTTGTCTTTCGCCAAGTGGCGCATCTCGTCCGAATGAGGCAAAAAAGCTAGCGATCCGATAGTTGCATCGAATGCCGTTTGTGCCTAGACTAAAGTTAATATCTGTGATACCGTGATTACGGATACCAATACGACCGCTTGTGTCTGGATCGTTGTTAGAGAATGCATCGAATGAGATAGTTGGCATACCAACCACTTCGATTTGTGCAAATGTGGAGGTTGCTGCTGGCGCGATCAAACCTTGTAGGCGGCGGATGGCGCGATCTTCCATTAGTTTAATGGAGGTCGTAGTTCCTTGCGGCGGAAAGTTCCATGGTGCGAATTGATCATCTACCACTAGAGATTCGGCATCACAAGGTGTCAGGAGCGCACCGCTTACCCAAATGGATGGAAAGGCCATTCCATATCTATTTGGCGCTAAGATTGGGATAGCTACTCCTATGAGAGATCCATATGGTGCGATTAATAAACTTGGATCAACAACGTCAACTAGACCAGAACTTGTTGAATCTAATGCTTCTTCCGCTAACGTAACAAGATTGCGGAAAATGAAGTCCGAAGATAATCCAGTTCCCGCTATTACAGGAAGCTCTACCAATAACGTTCCTTCTGGATACTCTTCGAAAGCTCTGAGAGGATCGTGAGGATCGATTGTTAGTTGTCCTACTTCTGTAAGCGTAACGGGAACATAGTGTTCTCCGGTTCGTGTACGTCTACCGCTTGTGGCCGGTATGTTACCAATATTGAAGTCTTCTGTCCACTGTCCGAAGCCCGCTGGCGACTCATCGCCCTCCGCACCATAGACCGTGCCTGATGGCAACACTGTATAAGCAGAGATCTTGTCATCGGTGCCCTTGAATGGAGCTAATGGACTGAGATCTAGATTGATCTCATAGTCGTTTACGAACAAACCGCTTGCTCCAGCTACGCTGATTGGTTGTCCTTCAATCTGATTCTCAACGTTACCCCATGCTGCGTTTGCTAGCTTGAAAGCGCCAGATGCGGCATTTGCCAAGATACCAGATGCAATGTATGCTCTGCCATAGAAGCGAGAAGCGTGATCTCGCACGCGAGCATAGAAGTTTAGCACCCAATTCTGAGCGGCATCGCGTCTATTATTGATCAACCTTAGTTGACCAGATTCATTACCACCTAGGTTTGCTAATGGTTGTGCTGGATCTAATCTACTTTGGAAGTCTGGATGTTGTGCGGCAATGCTACCAGCATCAGCAGGAAGGCCGAAACCTGGAGAGGTCAAACCTAAATTGATTGCTGCCGTCTGATACTTCTTGTAGTATGCCCAATGCTCGATGCTCTTGAGGGCGGCTTTCAACTCTAGATCGTTTGGCTTATAAGAACGTAGGATGCCGTATGGATCTGTGAACTGGACCGAGAAGTTATTCCATGCTGGATAGAACGTGATTCCTGATGCTGGAGTATCTAATCCATCTAGAGGAGATAGAAGTGGCGAATTAATCCACCCCTCTTGGTGAGCGCCTAATAATCTGACGCGGCGAGCTTGCGTAATGAGGTCGTCACCAAAAGCTAGTCTAATCGTGTTATCTAAACCGCTAGCTGCTCCGAGATTGGATACTATACTGAATAGTTCGCTCTCATGCAACGCGAATGGGATGCGTCTATTGATGAGTTTGACGGTCTGTTCCGACATGCTCCAATACCAATCATAGGCGCACGCTTCAAGAACCTGTGTGATGGCGTCAGTGAGAGGAGTGCCTTCAAACTGGAAACGAATAGCTGAGGCGGTTCCACCAAGGTTAGCTTCTAAAGCGGCAACACTTGGAATAGAGTTGATGTTGAATTGGATCTCACCCTGGTCGATAGCAAGCTGGATAGCTTTGATGATCTGAGGATATGTTGCACCCTGTTCAAGAATCTTGCGATACTCTCTGAACTTCTCTTCTGAGATCTGACCATTTAGATCTTGGAAACCATCAACAATACGAATAGCTCTAGCAATAGAGAGCGTTCCAGAGCCAGGATTGTTTGGTCCCAAATCTTCTGTGACGATTTTAATTCGATCTAGGCAACGTCTAGTGTCCTGGATATTAACAACCAAGATGGTGCCACCACCGGCATCGATATTGTATTCTGAATGCGAAATCTCACCACTAACTAGGAAGTTGCCGATCGTGAAACCGATAATCTGTCCTACAGTTGGTGCTTGTCCGCTTGCTCCATGAAACGCTTGTGGATCATCTCTTGTTGGAACCCACGTAGTGGAAAATCCGTGTGGTGTGGTATTGAATCCAAATGTTGCATTGATTTGGATTAGCGCAGCTTCTAAATCTCGTCCCGGTTGTCCTGGCGGAATCAATCCACTTGGAAAAGTAATGATGGGGCCACAGTCACCTAGACCAAGCCCTGCAACATCAATATCTGCTCCATTCAGATTGAAATTTGGCATCAGTTAATTATAAGTGTGAAAGGCATCTGATTAGTTATATCACGTACCTCTTCTTCTGCTGCTCCATCTTCTGAACGCCATACGATCTTAAGTACTTTACCAACTAAAGATCCGACGCCAACCGCTCTATACTCATACTGTGGATGTGGAGCCATTAGAACTCCTAGCTTTTTGGCAAAGAAGTATCCATCTGCATCTGGCACTGCATTAATCTGTAGATCTGGACGATCTCTAAAAGCGTATGCCATATGCATAATGCGTTTATTTTGCTCTTGGCAATACATCTTGAGTCTGATCCACGCATTAGGTTCAGCAAGTTTTTGATCATCCTCAGACTGATAAATTTCTGTTCCGTCATCTAGAAGTACAACCCAAAATTGGTCGAATGGACATTCCTCCAATCTCGTTGCGAGATGGTAGGAATTCCTAGCCATGTCATTACTATTCATATCCTATCCTTTACAAGAACTCTACTACCATGAAGAAGCCAAAGTTGTTTCTCTGGCCAAGCGCCTCAGGTGAGGCGGACAGACATGTAAAAAAGTCATGCTGTGTTTGCGAAATTGTATGATCCACGAATGAAAGCTGGTTACTAATCGTGCCCACGCCAGCAAGTTGTGTCCACACGCTTTGGTTCACCGGCTCGAAACCTTGGATCTTGATACCGGTAACAACTGTAGAAACATCATTTACACCGCTTGATGCGTTGAGGGCTACTGCTCTTAGAACTGCGTTCTGTGTTCTTACTGAAGCTGCACCAGATGGTGCGAAGCGGATGAGGAGTGTACCAGAAGCGAATGGAACTGTGCTTACTGCTACTGCACCTGCGCCGTTAATGTTTACGGTGTTGATTGACGCATATTTGTTATTGATAAGCTGTCCACTTGCTCTAAGTCCCCATGGAGACTTTCCAAGATTTGTACCACTCGTGTTAGTGATGAAGGTTTTATCCTGGTATCTATCGATGATGATGGCAAAAGGAGTACCCTCGGGGCCACCAATGCCGAAAAATCCTAAGTGGTTGGCACCGCTGGTGTTGCCCGGAATAACGAGCGATTCAATAATAGTACCGCTTGCAGGTGCGCCAGAAGGCGCCATAAATGTGATAGTATTCATAACCGCTCCTTAGATGACTAGTCTATTGCCTTATACACTAAATGCTTATGATAGCCGATCTGCCGCTTAAGATAACGTCGGCTGAATCGACCTCGTTTATGTAGTTAATAACGAACGACGTATCCATTTTTGCAAAATAGAAACGCGGAACTGCATCTACAGTTTTAAAGTAGATGTAATTGACTCCCTCGGAAGGATCCCAAACTGCCGGGCCAAATGTATCGACCCTACTTGTGGTCATTGGAATTCCTGTAGCAAAGCTGATAGCTGTAAACGCAGAAGAGACACTTATTGTGTCTGGAACAACGAACTGGTTATTTGTTGTAACTGCTAAACGAATCTGCCAAGAGGGGAAAGAGCCAACCGTATAGGTTGACTCAGAGCGCGCAGTTGGTGGAACTAATTTTGTTGTGGCAGCACCAATAACTGAAAATCTATTGCAAATAGGTTTTACAGGAATACCACCAATACGGTCACTCCACTGTATAGCTATATCTCCATTTACATGAACAAATCCATAATTCGGCTTCTGCAAGAAGAAGAATGAAAAGATATTGTTAACATGATAGGTATTTCGATAATATTGAAGAGCTTGTGTAGTTGTAATTGGTGACTGTGGGGGTGGAAGTTCTACCCATGCAAACAATCCAGTCGTCGGATCTGTTCCTTCTCGATATATATGAGTAACATAGGTGATTGTATCTGAAATCTTGCTACCTCCGGTTGCCATATCGTTATCTGGTACTACTAGTTGATCGATAGTTCCCCATTGGTTATACAACTTGCGTGTAACGATGCGATTAGTAGAAGCGTTGATATCACCTAGAGTATAATTTGTGCTGTCCGGTGCGCCGAACACACCTCTTGTAGGCACATAAACCGTAGTTGAAAATGTTGTCCAGGCTACTGGTGAGAATGTTTTGTTGGTGGAAAACCATGAAACGATAGAAGAGTCACCAACCCTAGGAACAAGAATACCACCGAAGCCATAAATTATATCTCCGTTAGCATATTTGGTGGCTTGATTATATCCTTTACCTTGTGAGTTTGTTTCTGTACCAACAAAGTGTCCGAATATTCTTTTGCCATTAATGATGCTGCGACCAGCTAATAGATTTCCTGGAGCACCAGCCGTTATGTCATAAATTAGGCGATTCAGGATATGAACTCCATTATGTGCTTTGCCATTTCTATCGACACCACTTGGTGCATAGTAATTGGCTGGCCAATGTTGAACGTTATATCCACTGATGCCAACATCTGCAACATCAAGCAACATTACACCCTGTGTATTTGGTATAGTTGTACTTGGTATAGTTGTGTTGTAAATTGATTTACGACCAGAGACTGAGATAGTTCCATTAGCTACTGTCTCGTAGTATCTATTTAGGCCCGTTCCGCAGGGATAAAGAGCCCATGGCACCATTTCCTGGAATAAACCCTCACCACTAGCCGCTACTCCAGATCCTGGTAGTAATTTGAAACTGGTACCATCAAGTAATCCATCACCAGTAATAAGTACTCCACCAGATGCTGATGCTCCCAACGCTAGTTGTCCATACTTTTGATCATCTAGAGTTGACATGGTGGGAAGTGAACCATCCAAATTAAGAGCCATCGGGAAGATTGGTTCAAATGGCACGTTGTTATTTGTTAGGGTCGCCAACTTCTTAGGACGAGCAAATGGTTGCCACTGTAGCTCATCCATATCAATATCTTGCCAATACTTGGCGCCCAACTCGTCGCCCGATGGTGTTAAACCAACCGGATTCTTATGAACATAGTCACCAGGAATTACGTCTGGTCTAGAAGAAGTGGGAAGATTGTATGGCGTATGCTGTCTATCTAGATGTGCTACTTTGAAGTCTTGTGCAGTATGATCGCTATCTGCTGCATGACCAGTAAAGGCTGCACTTAGCGTACTGCGTATGTCTAGGATAACATCTGCATAGTGCGGCGTGCCGCGTTCATAACCGCTAGCATTGATGGTTGGCTCTTGTGAAATTGTTGTATTCGATGTGCGATTGATATATAGCTTGAATATATTAGCAACAGGATGGCTAGCTAAAGCTGTGAACAATCTCTTGTCAAGCTGTGCAGCAAAAGCCGGAATAGAAAAGAGTCTACCCTCGAACGCCACCTTTTCACCAGAGGCTACTAAGAAGGGTTCACGAGCATATGGGTACGGACGTTGTAAATACTCGTATCCACTCATCTTTCATTCTCATGAGGACATTTACCATAGAGTCCCCTTGCTATCTTGTTGTATTTCTTGCCTAGATTGCTCATTAGTAATCCGAACCAGCAGAAATAGAGTCAGATACAACACCCCACGAGCCGCTCACCGCCCACACTGGCGTATAACTTCCAGGCATGGTATAATCGTGAGTTCTCACAAAGTTGATGAACTGACTGTCAGTCGGCATTTCCAATCCGTTTAATAAAGTTTCTTGTTGATCCGCGAAGTCTGTGTATTCCAATAGACCACTCGTAGTGCTGATACCAGACAGCGAGTAGGTAAGGAATATGCGTTGAATTGCACTTCCATCAACCGGATTACCAGATAATGTGATTCTTGGTAAAGTTGATAGATAGGCTCCAGATGTTGAGCCACTAGGAACTAATAAGAATGGACGCACACAACTATGGCGATAACCATAACTATCTGTGACTTCCATCTTGATTGTGTACCAACCAGGAGTGTTGAATGTTCTTGAAGCTTGGAATAATCCACTAAATGGTAGGCCACCAATTAATGTTCCGCTCTCAGCCCCCTTGAAGTCGGCAAAGGTGAATCTTACCTTGGCAATACTCTTATTTTCGAATGCCCAACCACTACCTTGTACTGTTAGGGTGTAGGGCGTGCCCGATGCAATATGACCAACTGCTGGCAATTGCATTGTGCATTCTGGTGGTGCGGTGATTCTGATTACGCCCATCATGGCGTCGAAGTTCTGGTACTGGCTCTTAACAACTTCAAGTCTTGAGTCGAAGTCCTTAGCTGCAACAATCTGGAAGTTAAACGTGATATCAAACTCAGATAGAGCTTCGCCAGCACCAATTGTATAGGCTCCGATTACACCGCTTGCTATACCCATACCGTGCAAGAAGCCAGCATAGAGTCCGCTAATTTGGCCTATACCATGAATGAAGCTTCCGATACCTATGCCGCTGAGATTTCCAACGCCATAGATATAGCCACCCATATGGTCAACTATACCAGATGTACCGATGATATATCCACCTAGCCAAGATAGATCTTGAGCCATACCGTGGATGTATGATGCAATTAAACCTGATACAATTTGCTCTGGAATACCGCTTAAATAACCTCCAATGAGCGATGTTACCTGCGTTCCGGCAGTCTTGGCAAAGCTATAGCTATTTGCTGCAAGACCTGAAATCTCGGGTAGGGTTAATGCTCTGCCAAAGATCATGAAGTCATCTAGAATACCAGAGAATGCGCTACCACCAGCAATTGGGTCTAGTTGTGTATCACCGCGGCCACCAAGGGCAAATCCCGATGTATTGACGGGGATGCCGAATAGAAGTTGTTGAGTAGTGCCAGCATATCTACAGTTAACAACAGATGTGAACTTATTATTGTCACGATCGTAAATGAGTGCAATATGGTTCCACGAACCTGGGGCTAGGTCACCATTATTTGCCTGAGTCGTGATACCAGATGCGTAACCAATTAGCTGTAGAGAATCTGGTGGTGTGTAAACCTGAATACCAGATCCTTCAAGATCGTTACCGCCGCCCTTATTCATAATCACATGACGATCGGTATTTGATGCGCCATCTGGTGGTGTCACCCATCCAAGCAAAGTCCAAGACTGAGTACCAGAACCTAAATCTAGTCGCTGTGATTGAGGATTGTTTGGTAATGAATCTAGATATTCAGGTACTCTGATAACTACACCACTACTATGGATTGCTTTAAAGTTACCAATACCGTGAGCATCTGGATTTACCAGAGTTAGATGGTTATTCTCTCTACCAAAGTCGCGAGTTGGATTGATTGGCTCATTCATTCTCCAATGTGAAATGTTGGCAGGATCTGTTGATGATACTCCGCCACTTACCAATGGAATATTCAATATAGCAGCGCGCTTTGTAAGCAGCCACTGATCATAGGTTTGATAACCTAAATGCATGAACGCTAAACCAATTCTAGTAGTTTGTGGAAAGCCCAATTGCATGTTAGGAACGTTCAGTAAACTAAGTCCACTCGCTCCTACGGGATTGGGGGTTGTGTGATCGTTTCCAAATTGTTCGTCTATAGCGTATGTAGCTTCTAAAGTTTCATCTTGGGCAGCATAAACCACCTGTGCTCTAGTAAAACCTCCAGATGGGAAGATGTTACATCCAATAAAGAATGGAGTATTGAATGGAACTGTTCTCGTTGACGTGAATTCATTCAGTGCAAATTCATTATCAAATAGTTTGATATGAAACTTATTATCTCGCACTCCCAAGAACCAAGATCTACCAAATGTATCTTGATCCCATGCACCCATAATCATATGGTCACCATAAAGACCACTCGATCCCTGACCTTGTGTACTTAGATCACCAGATGGTAAGAAGATCCATGTTCCAGCACTCATTCCACTCAGTGAATATAGTGTTGGTAGCGATGCATCTAAGTTTGATCCATGGAAGATACGCTCCAAACTAATCATAGCTCCACTTCCGGTTGTCTGTAGAGCGTTGTTATAATCTACTATGTCCGTGTTAAGAATCGTTCCTTGTGTAAATGCACCACTAAGATTTGTTAGATGGTGGAAGTACCAACTTTTGTCGTCTACTCTATTACCACCAGCATAACTCGTAATTTGATCTAGTGGCCAGAAACCAACTAAACTCTTAAGTGTTGTGTTTAGATGTGCGTCTACTGGCTGCTGAATATTACGTAAGGCGAATCCAGACATTTCTGGAATGGATAAAACTCTTCTATAAACTGCAAAGTTATCGAACTCAACTGATCCAGTAGATACAGGGAAGAATCCAAAGAATCCTTGATTTACTCCTAATCCTTCTGATGACCAACCAGATGATGATGATATCTGTTGCGTCATTGGTATTAAGTGCTTAGCGTCCCGCACAATATACATCTGTCCAGCTTTCAGATCATATACACCAGCCCATAGATGCCATCCATCATCACCACGATCAAATTCTGGAACTACGTTAGCACCGTTTGTTAAACCAAGGGCGTTACCTGGGCGGTTGTTGGCTGTAGCGGTTGTGGCAAAACTAGTCATACGCTGATTGCCAACACCGCTTGCAAATGCACCAGTAGAGAGTGTGTTCGTGTTTACTGCAACACCAGCTTGAACGCTATCAATAAAGAATGCGTTATGTCTTCCGGCTGCTCCCAACCATCCGAAGCCACCACCATTGAGTGCAGAACCTGTTGGAACAGATCTCATCCATCCAATAACAGTCATACCTTCATCTAATATATGACCGCTTGGGAATAGTAGTGCTAATCCGCTTTGCGCCGGAATAGCTGGATACTGTTTATTATTTAGTAGAGTTCCACCATCGGTTGTATTTGCAATAGTAGTTGTTGGTGTAATACGTATTGCTTTACCACCATCAATACCATTCACGAAAGCCGATGCGGCGATACCACTTAGTGATAGATTAAGTCTTGGATCTGATGCTGTTGCTGGCGCTGTGTTATTTCCATTATTTTCAAATGGCCAATAAGCAACTAGTCCATTATTACCAGGATATTCTGGAACGAATCCACTACTTTCTGGATTGCTTGTTTCGATAAGACGAATACCACTCAGCGCATAGTGTGTGATCCTATCATTACTTAAAAATCCATCATTAACTACTATTAGTTCATCAATAATGGTACCGCTTGCGGTATGGCGGTCGCGCGCAGTTGTGTTTGTTCTCGGGTGAGATTCGCTCAAAAGAGATACTGGAACGCCGTTAAGATCTGGCGACAAGAAGATTACTGGTAAATCTGGACCTCTAAAGGCAAAGCTTCTAGTTTGAATAAGTCCGCTAGCCTGTGTTCCAATATATACCGTAATTTGTCCGCTACCACTAATACCGTATGATCTATTGGTTTCTGAATCTTCTCTACGATATTGACAAGCTATCCAAAATGGTTGTGCTCTATTTTTAGGAAAATTTGGTGAAACTACAGTAGCTACGTTTGAGGAAGCTGGAAATTTTGTGATATTACTTGAAACCTGACAGCTTACTACTCTTGTAGCTGGAGTATTAGGTACGGTAAAGTTTGTATTAGCAAGATGTGTAAACTGTAGTGCATAATCTCCAGCATTCTGAGCCCAAGATAGACGCCATTGCACTGTTGTTGCTAATGCACCGTTATCCTGATCTGACCTGCCAATAATCGCCTGTTCTGTTGTCTGATCTGGAACTTTATCAGGAATTTGTATCCATGCGATAATTGTAAAGCCGGAATACATTGGAGCGCCAATGCTTAATGTTCCATGAGGCTTGGCTGTCGTTGAGTTTTGTTCAAGCATAATAGACGGATCAACATACAACATCTTGTTGTCCGCTGCATTAAGACAATGAAACTTTAAACCGCTACCATTCAATGCCCATGGTGCAATACCTGATACAGGTTGCAACACTTGAGTATTTGCAGGATTAGTACCAAAAAAGTATGGTTTAAGATGGTGCTTTTGAGGACCAGAATCTACCATCAATCCCGATAGATAGTTCGATATCCCCTTTTCTTCTGGAGTCTGATAATTGTTTTTAGGTGAAGCGTCGCCAAAGCGCCACCACGCTGCGATCAGCGGATTGTCACTTCTCCAATAGTCGTAGTTCGAGCCATTAGGCTGCCAAATTCTTGACATGAACTACTCCTTTATCAAGTGGACTCATACTTAGTCTATAAAGTATCGTTTCATCTTCTTGCAATATGTCTGCATTAATAGATTGGATACACAGCATTTCTTTGTCTAGCGTTGCTAAAAATGGAACAATAACTTCTGTTAGTTTAGTTTCTTCTGATGGATGTAGATGTTCAACTAGATAAACTGTGTCGCCAACTTTTAGATCGTAAGTGTGACTGTTGTAAGTCACTACTAAATCGTTGAGTAGCGAAATTTCTACTTCAAGATCTGAGATGCGCGAAACTACTCCAATCCTAGCGTTGACACTTGATAATGCGGTGAATGAAATTCTCATCTTTGTTTGTAGATTTTGAGGCAATTCCACCGTTGTCATATGATTACGTTTATTACCATAGAGATCAACAAATGATAAATTCAGTGTGTATATATCGAGAAATCCCTCTTGATGAGAGAAATCTAATGTCATATCCGCATCCAGTAACCAACTTTTCATCAAAAATCCCATCCTAAAAACAGGGCTACCCCAATAAGGGGTAGCCACTATTATTCACTCGCCATCCAAACCACTTACGCGATTGTGAATGGATTTGTGGGCTTAAACTCACTCACTGCGAGTCTAGACACAAATTGTGCAACACCTACGAAAGCGTCCGTAGTTGGATTACGGTCAGAGTAGAGTAGCAGAGTGCGGCTCTTGCTCATACGCATACGGTTAACGCGGTTGTTGCTTGCAGCAGCATTGATTGTTGCCATGTTTTTCTCCTTTTGAACTAGTTCTGAACACGGAATATGTACTTAATACACTAAAGGTGATTGTACACCTAGACATTAATAGAAATCAAAGGTTAAGCGTGGACGTAATAAACCACTACCACAAGCTCCATATGTTCCAACAGGAAAATCTCTATCTAAGAACAAACGCATATAAATCCATTCACTGACGTTCTGATCATTAAAGCTTAAAAGCTCTGATCTGCCATCTATACGTCTGAGATTGAATTGAGTCGGTAGAGTAGATAAAAACGTCTGTCCAAAACCACTAGGAAAGCTCGGATTAGGCGTCCAGGTGGGACTGGTGTAGAACTGAAGGCTCGCTCCTGGAAGGCTAATAGAGGTGCCCGAGCCCGCTGGGAGCCATAATCTCATATTGTATACTGCGTATAGTCCGGATGCTGATAGTGTTCCAAAGTTAGGAACGCAAACATTCACTACGGCTACTTTTGAACCTATAAACGGATCATTGTTCGCTAAACTTAACTTAAGATTAGAGAACGACATGGCGCCAGAGCAATTTAGTCCCAGCTCTTTGTCATAAGCGAAGGCGCCGCCAACCAAATGACGGGTTCCGACTGGATCGGCAAGTTCCGCACTATTCCATGAGGAAAATCTAATCTGAGGTACAACACCAGAGTATGGCATCTAGATTATCCTCTATGAAAAGTCGTACAACATTCGGTATCTGAAACTGCCAGCCGATGGACCACCATAAGTTCCATAAGGAACATCGATGTCAACATAGTTTGCTAGGTAGATGTACTGACTAACGTGACCGTCGAACAAGCCACTTAGGACTGGTTGTCCACTCGTTGAAAGTACATTCTGAACTGGTTCAGTCAATGGTACATCTACATCTGCTAAGCTGAGTCCAAAACTTGATCCAAGCCAATGCGTAGAGATTCTTTGAAGGAAACGATAGTTACCTAAATAGAACGCGTTAGTGTTGGTCAAGAAGAAGCGCATATTAAAGATACCAGATGCGCTGCCGAAGTTAGACACCCTAAAGATGGCCATCTTTGTATCAGTAATGCGTCCAGAGACTGAAGTATTCACGTTACCAAACTCTAGACATCCAGTGATGCTAGTATCCAGCACTTTGATACCACTAGCTGCAATATGTCTGAATCCAGATGGATTCACACTCTTGTTGAATTGGATGAACTGTACCTGAGGTAATATCATGATATACGTCCTAGTGAAACTGGAGCTTCATCACCAGGAACAGTTGCGATGTCCTGAGCGAAGGTCCAAGTAAAGGACACTTGAATGCTGCGATTGATTCTGTCAATTGTCTGCTGGCGACCAGTTAGCCTAAGTGCTGTGTAATCAGCTGGCTCTGGTTGTAGTCTGATCATCTCAAACTCTGCAACCTCTATCGCACGATTTGTATCAACAATTTCACCACCAGTGTTGAGTGCGGTTACGTTACACTGAATAGTGTATGTTCCTTCGTTCGTTGAGCACAAGCGTTGGAATACAGGACCAAGGGCTCGGAATGGAACGGCAATAATTGCATTTAGAACAACAGGATCAGTGCGCTGGACTGTACATGACATCTCTTGAATACCGCTTGGGAGGTTCTCAGAAGGATTGTCAGTATAAGTAACGGCGTATGCAATTGATGCATTGCCAGGATTTTGAGTAACAGAGATTGATTGCGGATTCGTGATCGCCAAAGATCCCGATCCACCATATCTACCGTAAGTGATGATAGCATCAGTTGTCCACTGTGGGCGAACTAGGCTATTGAAACCACTTAGCGCATTAATGAAGCCTGTGCCACCACCCGTGCGGCTGCTGCCAGCGTCAGGACCGTCGTTAGTGCGCCCAAATCCACGAACTGTGCCCTGTAGGGAAACTGTTACTATGCCATCAGCATCTCTTTGCCACTGTGATGTTCTTTCATCTCGGAATTGTAATAATCCCGACACCAGTTTGAAGTTCTCTGATACGCTGTATGTAGCGTCCTCAAGATTGATACTCTCCTCTCGCTGTGTGGTGACTTCATAGAATCGATTGGCACTAGTACCATAACGAGGTTCGGCATAGTATGGAAATCCAGATGGCGCGTTGGCAAGACCTAGTAGAGATCTTACACGAAGAATGGCATTGTCGATAGCATTTGAAGGTAAACCAGAAACCGATGTGTTAATACCCTGTGCGCTAACGCTATGAGCAATCTCTATCAGAACTTCGTTATCTTGTTCTGCGTATGTCCATGTATTGCTGAGATTTTGGACTAATCCAGAAACACCGCTTGGCGCGGTAGTATCTTCTAGAACAATTGTATAGTCCAGCCTATTGAACTGAACGTCTTCACGAATATCGATCGAAACAACGTTGGGGAATACACCACTTTCAATTGGTGTTCCTGGCACTAAGCATGGATGATCGATCGCCGCAACAATCTTAAACTCTAGATGATCTTGTGAGAACGCAGCTTCTAGCTCGCGCTGCTTTTGTCTAACGTAGTGATATCCTAGACCAGAAGTTAGAATCTGGCCAGTTAGAGTTCTTGTGGTGCGTATTAACTCTCTATTACCCGCCTCATCTCTCTCAATCTGAACAGAGTGAGCGATAAGTGGAGATGGCAATAGGATAGAATCACCGTAACTTACAGTAAGCTGCGATGGGTTCAGTCCTGGGAGTGTTGATCTTGGATCGCTCACTTGATGTCACTCCATCGTTGACCAGTATTAATTTTACTAATTGCCTGTGTATTCACACCAAATCTTATAGCTAATTTCTTCTGAGAAATACCAATACGAAGTGCTCTCTTTATAACTTTAACTTGTTTTATAGTAAGTTTAGCATGAGAATTGGCTTCACCTGTATATTTACCAATTCTTTTTTGGCTCATTAAAAGTTTACTCTCAATAGAGTGTTTCAATCCTGTTTTAATTTTGCTAAGATGTAATTTGGTCGCCTTACTATGTTTGAATCCAAGTTGACTATTGGCAATAGGACGACAGTTATATTCAGGTTTAACAAAATCTAAATAATATTGTTCGCGCTCAATACATTTTTCTGGAACACACTCTTCTAACACTTCAAATACAAAACTTTCTTCTCCATATTTATTCCAAGCATTTTGTAATTTAGATGAATGATGTTTGTCTTTTTTAAGATCAGCTAAATGAAATTGCCATCTATTCTGGAATCCTTTACCAGCAGCACTACCTATGTAGAGCTTATTATTTAGAATATTTCTAATCTGATAGATGCCAGTATTCATTATAGTTGATTACGGTTTAAAATTCCTAGTCTTTGTAGTTCTAGTCTAATCGACTCAACTACTTGATTTGCGATATCACGAGCCTCTGTCTCTGTTGCGAAGCCTCCGAATGTATCAGATAGTGCTTGAGCAATGCGGGTTACACCAGCTTCGAATCCTGTTACTGTCACCTTCTGCTCGCCATTGATATTGATTGTAATCTCTGGTTGAGCGGCTGTTCCAGCAACGGTAGCTGTCGCAGTTCCTGCCACGTTTCCACTACTATCACGAATCTCTGTCAACACCTCGCTGTTTGTCGCAGTGACGGTATTGATATTCTTTAGTTCACTAAGGATGTCGCTTAGACGCTGGTTAGTCTCTTTAGAACTTGATGAGTCTGGTAGGTTAGAGTTTTGCTCTTGGGCGTTACCAAAAGCACGACTAACGATACCTGGAGCTAAGCCAGCCTGACTAGCTATTTGCTGTTGTAGGGCTGCGTTACTTCCATCTCTACGGAAGTTTTGTGCCATCTCGGCTCCACGATCCTGTGGAGTTGTAACGTTTTGAGCCTGTGGGGCTGTTAATCCTGGAACGGTTAAACCACCAGTTGATAGAACGTCTCTAAATGCTTGGGCGATCTTGACACTTAACGCATCTGGTAGAGTGTTGGTTATGATGTCATTCGTGCGGGCAATAACACCCGTAACCATATTGAATCCATTCTTAGCGTTAGCGTCCTGCTGTAATAGGACGGTTCTAAGATCAGAATTCAATTCGGCAATCTTACCGCGAAGTGCTCCACCCTCCTCTTTGAGGCGATCCAACTGGATCTTAGCTAGATCTTTTGCTGCCTGAGCTTCTGTTAACTGCTGCTTGGATTGATCAACTTGCTGTTGTGCAGCTAGTAATTGATCTGTTGCGATTAGAGCTTGCTGCTCGGTTAGGGCCGCGATGCGCTTCTGGACCTCAAACAGCGGATCAACATCTAATCCCTCTTCGCTCACACCAAGTGAAGCTGTCTCAATAGCTGTTAACAATTGGTCAGATGTAAAGCCACCAACGGTTGCTCCACCTAGTTGTCCAAGAGTTTCTAGAGATCTAACAATTTGCTGACGGGTTTCTTGTGGTAGAGATAGTAACTGCGCACCTAGATCGTTAATAGCACCTTCACCCATCTTCTTGAAGTTCTCGAAACTTCCGCCCAATAGGTCTGCAACACCTTTAGCCTGCTGGATGCCTTGGAATAGGGATGCTTGATCCTCTGCGCTACTCTGGAAGAATGTCTTTGCTAGATTCGACTGCTCACTTAGCAATTGATTAAAGAGTGCTAGTTGCTGATCGATAGACTGTTTACGAATTTCAATTAAGGTCTTTTCGCTGGCTCCTACGTTTCGAGCCATGCTTTCTGCCGCCTTAAAGGCATCTGTCACAGCGGACAACTGATCCTTAACTCCAGTAAATCCTCCGGTGAGTTTGATAGTCTGGACCTCTGCTAGTCGTAGATTCAGATTGTATTGTGTAGTTGCAAGGATCGCTCCCTGGATTGCCTCCCTATATGATAGATAAGCATCAGATAGTGCCTTTGTTGCATCTAGAATTGCCTTCTGAGCGTTTACCTGCTCTTGCTGATTAGCAAGCGCCTCTTGCACAACCTGCTGAATAGCTGCGCGGCGTTCTGAAACAACTTGAGCTTCCGCCTTTGCGGCATCTAGGGCTGCGATTGTTCCACGCTTTCTTATATCTGCAAGGCGAGCTTCCTTTTCTGCTCCATCTGTAATAGTAGCATTCACTACGGCAGTTTCTGCGGCTAGGGCAGCCTGTGTGGTCCGAAATGTCTGAGTATTCTGTTCTAGCTTGCGATTAAACTGATCAATTTGTCTCTCACCCACACTTAGTAGGTCAACAAGTTCTCCACGACCAGCAATTACTGTGCGCTGGAAATCAGCCTCTCTTTGTCCGGCAGCAATAGCCTCTTGTGCTACTGCGAGCGTTTGTTTGATGTTTGCAATACGCTCAGATGCTAACATTTCCTCTAGAGAAATAGTCTCTCTTGTGCGCTCCTCTTGAAGAAGTGCAAGTTTATCCTTTGCTGCGGCATCATCCTTATTAATTGCGATGGCAGCCTGTTCGACCGCCATTAATTTCTCAAATGACTTGATTCTATTTTGCGATTCTGTGATATTGGCAGCGGCTACACCAGACTCAAGTTGTCGGGCGGCGGCAAGTTGTCTTATACCAGTTAGTTCCTCAATGAGTGCTCTGGCATTCTGAGCCGAGATTTCGCGGCGCTGCTTGCTGATACCGATCTCCTTCTCCTGCTCACTTAGTAAGAATTTGAGTTCATCTACCTTTGCTCGGTTGACACGGAGTCTTTCCTCGGCTACGTCAGTATCTAGCTGAATGAGCTTTTCTCCGAGCTTTTTAGCATTGTCAACGATTGTATTGATAGACTCTTCACCGATTGCGTCTCGCACATTCTTTTGAGGTAGCGACTTCTCTAAGATTTGGCGCTGCTGTTGAGGATTTGTAATACCCTCTTTTCTAATCTTCTCTAGTGCTAATAATAAGCCACCAGATAGTTCCTTTACAGCATCACCCACAGTACGATCTGCATCCTCTGGCGCGAAGCCTGGAAGAACGTTACCCTTTTGGTCACGCCCTATCACGCGTTCTAATCCCTCGATTTGTTCGTTGATAGCCTTTGTGAACTCCAGGATGGCGTCGGTCGAACCAAGTCCACGACGTTCTGTAGCGGATTCAAGTCTTCCCTCTGCAAACTGTCTTAGACGAGAAGCCAACTCCTTTTGAGGAGTGGTAGCATTTAGTGTCGCCTCATTCAAACGAATAATTTCTGTTGAGAAGTCTGCTATGAAGTTACGTAAAGCAATTTGTAGTTTGTCAACTGGCTGACCAATACCTCTAACGATCTGACTACTTGAAGTAATCATCTGTGTTGCAATACTATCGAATGCTAATAGCTGTGATGCTAATTGAGCACCACGGTTACGCTGGGCAGCTTCGTTTTGAGCCTCAAGAACGGCCTTTTTGATTTCGGCTGGCAATGTCTGTAACACCTTATCAAGTGCTGCTCCAGCTCTGCCTAGTCCTGATCTACGCTCCTCGCCACCAAGTTCGCGCGCCTGCGCGATAGCGCGAGCGACCTGATCTACACTTAGTCCAACACCACCAGCGCCAGTAGGTCCACTACCTCTAGCTGCCGAAGCTAATGCTGCATTAAGTGCTTTTTGTACATCCTCAGTTTCAACACCCTTCGAAAGTTGTTGTAAAGCTCCAGAGAATGGTTTATTTGCTCTAGCACTTACAATATTGTTAATAGGTAGTAGCTGTTCAATTTGATCTGTAAACTGCTTTTGGCGCTGTCTTAATTCAACCGCGCGTTTCTTAAGCTCATCGGGAGATAGAAGATTTGCTGTTTCCTCGAAGAACTTTTTAGCCTGTTGCTCAATTCGGCTCTTCGCATTTTCTGGAGTAATAGCAACTAGTGCATCAGTAATAGCGTCGAATTCTTGAGATGTGACTTGCCGCAATGCTTCCGATCCCATTTTAAGAGTTTCATCCTGCAAC